GAAGGTCAGCGCCGACAAGTGCCGGCAAGGGCTCGACGTCATGACCCTGCGCGGCCAGTGGGCGACGCTGGATGACGTCGAGGCGACCGTTGAGCAACAGCCCGCCGGCACGTGGCAGATGATCGCCTTAGACGCGTTCTATCGGTTCATCCCCGCGGGCATGCGTGAGAACGAGAATGCCGACATGACGCAGATTTACAACCAGATCGATCGCATCGCCGCCAAGGCGAACGCCGCGATTCTCGTCGTGCACCACACAACCAAGGGCACGCAGACCGAGAAGGGCACGATGGACGTGGGAGCGGGCGCGGGCGCGATCGGGCGCGCCACTGACTCACACGTGACGTTCCTACGCCATGCCGATGAAGGGTACATCGTGATGAGCGCCGAAACGCGATCGTTCAAGCGGCCGAAGCCACGGGTGATGCACGTCGAGTGGCCGGATATCGCGTTCGATGACACGAAGGATGCGTCGAAGTTGTGGCACCCGAACTGCAAACCATCGGATGAATAAACAACCCTGCGCGATCATCTCAAACGCAGGGTTGCGAGGCAAGGCATTAGCAAATTGTGGGAGAGGCTCGTGGCGGCTCTCTTGAGGTCGCCTACCGAGCCTACCCACGTTTCGCGTGAATGTCAATCCCCCCCGAAAGTTGGGCTATCCACATTTAGTCCACACTGCTACACTGTGCACATGAACAGCCGAGCGAAGGGGAAACGCGCTGAACTTGAGGCCGCTCTACTGCTGACGCAGATGGGGTTGAAGTCTCGCCGGAGCGCTCAATACTGCGGCTCGAACGGTGACGCCGATTTGGTGCTTGACGCCAACCTACATGTCGAGGTTAAGTTTCAAGAGCAAATGCACCCATATCGGTGGATGGAACAGGCGATCCGCGACAGCGCCAAGACCAAGCGCAAGCCGATCGTGCTGTGCCGGCGCACCCGTTCGCCATGGCTGGTGATCGTTCAGGCCAGTGACCTAATCGCCGTATGTCGGGAGGTGCTAGATGGCATCGTTCGTGCACAGGTTGCAGATACCCACCATTCCCTTCAAGGAACGGAATCGCAGCGAGAGGCTACGTGAACTGGGTATCAACACTGGGTGGAAGTGGCGCAAGTTCCGCAACCAGTTGCTCGCAGCGTCGCCGTTGTGCGCTCGATGCGCTCGGCTCGGTGAGGTTGTGCACCACGTCGTACCGCGTCACGTGGCGCCTGAGCGCATGTACGACGTCACCAACTGCCAGGTCTTGTGCAACCGATGCCACGATGAGGTGCACGGCAAACGTCACACCTGAACGGCTCATATACCGAACAGCCTATTGAAGGCGTTCAATAGGCCGCAGAGTGGGGGGGGTAAGCCTCCAAAAAGGCCACCTTCGACGTCCCTCTTCTCGCTCACGTACAAAAAACCGCATTTAGTCCATGGTCGAGCCCGAATCCATCGTTCGTCAATACGCCGCCGACGTCGTGAGCGGCCGAATCCCCGCCGGCAAATGGGTCTACGCAGCGTGCTCGCGCTTCAACCGCGACCTCGAGCGCACCGACATCGTGCTTGAGTGGAACCGCGTCGCCGACGCGTTCGAGTTCATCGGCGGGCTGTCGTTAGTCGGTGAAGCCGACGGTGAGCCGTTCAAGTTGCACCCGTGGCAAGCCTTCATCGTGGCCAACCTAGTCGGCTGGCGCACCGCGCAAGGCCGCCGACGGTTCACCATGGGCATCATTCAAGTGGCGCGTGGCAACGGCAAGACCACGCTCATGGCGGCGCTCGGGCTCTACGACTTCATGAGCGGCGCCGGCAAGCGGGTGCACGTGCTCGCGAACAAGGTGGAACAGGCGCAAATCTTGGTGGACACGGCACGCACGATGGCGCGTCGGCTCGACGATCCGAGCGTGAAGGTCAAGATGTCTGACATGACGCGGCCGGAAGAGGACTGCGAGTTCAACGCATTGACGTCGCGTGAGTCGTCGCTTGACGGCTTGAACCCGTCGCTGTGGATTGCGGACGAAGCCGCCGAGTACCGCGGCAGCGTGTTGAACAAACTCATCACGACGGGCATGAAGCGGAAAGAAACGCTCGGCGTGATCATCTCGACGCCGGGCAGCAACACGGAAAGCCACTACGAAACGCTGTGCTCGGGCGCTCGCGCCGTGCTGTCGGGCGAAGCCGAGGACGATGCGACGTTCGCCATGCTCTACGGCATCGATCAGAACGACGACATCGCCGATGAGGCGGCGTGGCCGAAGGCCAACCCCGGCATGCAGTACGGGCAACCGGACGCGGCCAGCATCCGCCGGCTCTACAACACAATGAAGCGTGACCCGGGCCAGCGTTCGGAGTTCTGTCGGTATCACTGCGCTCGGCTCAACGAGGATGTCGGCGGGTGGCTGGAAATGTCGTACTGGCCGACGGCAACCGTGATTGATTGGGCAGAGCAACGAAAGCGGCAAGCGTGGGTCGGCATTGACTTGAGCAAGTCGCTCGACATGTCGGCCGTCGTTGTGGCGATCCCCCAAGAGAACGGCAACATCCTCTTGCGTGGCCACTACTGGTGGCCGCGGGCGAACGTCGCCCAACGCGAACTGGATTACCGCATGCCGATCCGACGCTACGCCGACGAAGGCAAAATAAACTTGACGCCCGGCGCCGAGATCGACCACGAAGCCATTGCGCAGAAGATGGCCGAGATCATCGCAGAATTTGACGTCCAACTGGTCGGCTATGACCGATGGGGAGCGTCGTACCTTGCGCAGCGGCTCGCCGAGTTAGGTGCGCCGATCCAAGCCTATAGCATGGGCTCGAGCACGTTCGCGCCGGGCTGCCAGTTGTTTCAGAACCTTTGGGTTGGTCGCAAGTTGGTCATCGGTGATGACCCCATCTTGCGCCGCGCGTGCGCCGAAGCCATCCCCCGCACAGGCATGAGCGGCTACGTGCGACCTGAGAAGCCGCGTGACCACAGCGCCATCGATCCGCTCGTGGCTTCGATCATGGCCGTGCACTGCTGGGGAGGAAAGCGCAGCAGTTGTTACGAATCCGAAGTTTAGTTCGAGACATGAAGCGGCAAACTTGTCGCAATGCGCAACATGTTACGCAGTCTGTTGCATCGTTGGTTGGGGCACTGGGGCACGCACGGCGTGATCCTCCCGACGTCGTTTGACGTCGCGGGTATGCCCACGATCACGCCGGGCACGGCGCTCGCATATACGCCCGTCTACCGCGCGGCTTCGCTCATCGCGAACGACGTGGCACGCGTGCCGCTCGACGTGAGCGAGCGCACCGCGAACGCATTGCTTCAGCAACCAAACCGATGGCAGAACGGCTTCGAGTTCCGTCGAGCGCTCACGATGCAAGCGCTGTTGTACGGCAACGCATTCGCCGTGATCAACCGCACGCTCGGCGGCGAGTTGCTCGAGTTGCTTCCGCTGGACATCGAAAGCGTGTCGCTCGATCTCACGAAGCCTGAGCCCGTCTACAAGACGCGGCTCTACGGTGACGTGCCGATGTCCTCGATGCTGCACCTACGTGCCGTCGGGCTCGACGGCTTGTGGGGTGAGTCGCCAGTTCGATTGTGCCGCACGTCGTTGCAGATTCTCGCGGCTCAAGAGAACTCGCAACTCGAAGTGATGAAGAACGCCGGAAACCCGAAGCTTGCGTTTGTGCATCCGGGCCCGCTGAGCGAAGGCGCTCGGCAGTCGATCAGCGAGAAGTTTCTACAGCATCACGCTGGCGCCGAGAACGCGGGCAAACCGCTCGTGCTCGCCGAAGGTATGCGCGTGGAGCGAATCAGCAGCACGCTCGACGATGCCGGCATTGCGGCGGCTCGACGCTACAGCGTTGAAGACGTCTCGCGCATCTATGGCGTGCCGACGTCGTACCTGAGCGAGCACAGTGCGAACGCGTACGGCTCGATGGAATGGCTGTCTCGCATGTACGTGGACGCGTGTTTGCAGCACTGGTTCTCGACGTGGGCTGCCGAGATCGTCGCGAAACTCGCACCGTTTGGCTCGGCGACGTTTGACGCTGACATGATCTCGCGTCCGTCGCTCGCCGAGCAGATGGCGGCGCTCCGCACGGGCGTTGAGTCTGGCGTCATCACGCGCAACGAAGCGCGTGAGTACCTGAACCTTGCGCCACTCGACGGGCTCGACGATCCAATCCTCGCCAAGAACATGGGCGCGGGCGGCGGCAGCACAAACCTCGGAAGCGACACGAGCGCAGGGAGCGTCGATGACTTCGCTTGAACGTCGTAGCGTCACTATCGGTGCGCCAGCCGGCCGCACGCTGTCGGGCCTCGCGATTCCATACGGCAAGTGGAGCCGCGAAATCTCCGAGCCATTCAACCCGCAGTTTCGCGAGCGAATCACCCGCGGCGCTTTCGGCGACCTCGCCGGCGCCGACATCAAACTGCTGTTCAACCACAACGCGAGCGCGTTGCTCGCTCGCACGCGCAGCGGCACGCTCGCGCTCAACGACACCGCGAGCGGGCTGCGCTTCACCGCGGATCTCGCCGAGACCAGCATCGGCAACGACGTGCGCGCGTTGCTGGAGCGCGGCGACCTGAGCGGCGAAATGTCGTTTGGTTTCTACGTCGATCGCGACGAGTGGAACCCACGACGCACCG